CAACTTGACGAAGTTGAGCAGTGCGTGTGCTTGTTCTTTAGTCATTCAAGATTCTCCATGCGGTTGCTGCACAAATTGGGACTTGTCCATTTCCAATGGCTTTAACTCTGTCCACCCGGTCGGCCATCCCATCATCGACTCTGATAAGACCGGGTGGAACCACCCCCATCCTCCATTCTTTGAAGGGGGATGACCAATCTGAACCAATTTGTTCGGCAGATCGAAATTTCTTTTTAGGTGATATTCCTTGTTCTTCGTTATTTTTTTGTAATCCGAAGTCAACGGTGTTGGAAGCCACGAGCCAGATTCTGTTCCTTTGATGTGGTGCGCCAATGTCTCCTGCTCCCAACACTCCCCATTTCGCATCAAACCCCATTGAGGCCAAGTCTCCGAGAACTCGTCCAAGCCCCCGAGAAGTGAGCATTGGTGAGTTCTCCACGAATGCGTATCGAGGTCGTACTTCGTGAATGATGCGCGCCATTTCTCCCCACATTCCGCTTCGTTCTCCTTCGATTCCTGCACCTTTTCCGACTGAACTAATGTCTTGGCAGGGAAAGCCGCCCGATACAACATCAACAATTCCTCTCCACGGTTTTCCATCAAAGGTTTGAACATCATCCCAAATCGGGAAAGGCGGGAGACTTCCATCATTTTGTCGGGCGAGCAGTACGCTTGCGGGATAGGGTTCCCACTCGACGGCGCAGACTGTTCGCCATCCGAGAAGTTTTCCCCCAAGTATTCCACCACCAGCACCCGCGAATAAAGCCAACTCATTCATATCACCTTGCCTTTCAATGCTTGCATTATTTGGGCGCGTATCTCAGCCGGAGGTGGGCCAGTTCGGGATTTGTCTTCGTCCAGCTTGACAAGTGCGGGGTCTCGCTCTGTCTTGCTCGGCACTGTGACTTTGGCAATGTCAGCAAATGTCGGCTTTGGAGCCACCCACTCGGCTTTAAAGGCTTGCCAACCTCGAACACAACATTCGGACAATGCTTGCTCCATCGACCACCCCGCTTTCTCCGCTTCGGACTTGATGCCATCAATGGCCCGTTGAGTGATGGGAGCCTTCTTTGCTTTGCGAAGGGTTTTGAAGTCTTGCCAAACAGAATCAGAAACGCCGGGAGGCGTTGCCACGACAGTGGCTTTCTGTCTCTCCTCTTTCTCTGTCTCTCTCTCTGTCTCTAGACTATCACCTTGATATTGCTCTGATATCGCGTTGATATCATCATGTATCATCCAATGAGACAGCTTGGAAACGCAAACTTCGGTATCCTTTTCTGCCATTCTTAGCCTAAATGCAAGTTGTTTGACTGGTGGAATCTTTCCATCATCCTCACTTGCTATCAGCCACAGCATGACAAGCACTTTGGCAGCTTTGGGGTCAAGTTCATGCCATTCAATATCGTCCAACAGATCACGATACAGCTTTACCCAAGGTGGCTTTCGGTCTTTGAAATGTTGGAACTTAGACCAATTTTTAATTTCCATTTTTTGCCCAAAAAAAAGGGCTACACCTGCTGTCTCACCCTTCGGTGTTGGCGGACTGGCGCAATACCAGCAGACAGCATGTGTAACCCTATTGCGAAACGCCGCCAAGCGTCTGACAAGAATCTTAACCCAACTTCAAACATCTATGCAATAGGGTCTGAAACTTTTTTTCCAATCCACCACTTCGGGGAGGGTTTGCACCGTTCCTCTAAGAGCATTTCCCTCTGAAAATCCTTTGTGCAGTCCTCACAGATATGGACGGGTTCAGCTACGATTTTGGCGTAACCGACCCACTCACGGTAGTGCTGTTCAGAGGGAAAGCAATGTGGATACATGATTTATTGTGCTAGATGTTGTATTTTTGCACATTAGGGAAAGTCCTAATGCACAGTGCTGGATGTAGTGATACAGTACATCCATTCCCAAGCACATCGCATAGGGTCTTTTAGGAAGCAAATGAAAAATCTAACCTACTCCACCGAAGTTCACAGCATCGACTACGGGTATCTCACGGTCGAATTTGACTACTTTGAAGCCGATGATTCTGTTGGTCTCTCCGAAGTCTACGATTGGTTCGCGTACACCGTTGAGGCTTTTAAAGATGAACCCGCCGGAACTGAGGTCACTTATGAACTCACAGCAGCAGATCAAGCACTGATCTACTCGCAGATCAAGAAACACCACATCGCCATGATTGAGGACTTCCATGCTTAACAGAACCAAATTCCCCCGCACATTCACCGAAGCATTCCCCAACAGTTTGGAGAACGGTGCTTGCATTGAGATTCATGTAGCCCGTCTGACACTTGCCGACAAGGTAGTGCGTGTGGTGAGCCTCATAGCCCTTATCGTGATCGCCCTTGATTGTTTTATTTGGAGACCCTAATGGACGCGAATTACATCATCAACTCTGTCAAACAAACCTCAGAGACTTTGTACCGTGAATTTGACGCCGATCAAACTGAAAGACTGCTTTACCGCATTCAGATGTTGGAAGGCCACATTCGCGTATTGGTCAACCACATCGATAACGCCCGTGACGAAATCAAAACCCTACAAACCGAACTCATTGCAAAGGATTCAAAATGAAAAACATCGCCACCGCTTTGGTCAAAGCACAAAAGGCTTTTGGCCCCGCTTTAAAGACCTCTACAAACCCTCATTTCAAGAGCCGCTATGCAGACCTATCCGCTTGCGTTGAGGCGGTTATGGGGGCTTTAAACGACAACGGTATTGCATTGGTTCAAAAGTCATACGACTGTGAAAACGGTGTGATGGTCGAGACAATGTTCGTTCATGAGTCCGGCGAAATGTTGGAGTGTGGCATCTTGCACTTCCCCGCAAGCAAAGCCGACCCTCAAGGTCACATGAGTGCTTTGACCTATGCGCGGAGAGGTTCCCTCATGGCAGCGTGTGGCATTGCACCGGAAGATGATGATGGGAATGCTGCAAGCCGCAAGCCCGAGAAGCCCGTAGCCATAACCCCGTTGATTGAATCCATCGATGCAGCCACCACAGAGGAAGAATTGAAGGCAGCTTACTTTGAGGCCATCAAGATAGCCGGACATGATGCAGCCGCAAAGAATGCCATCATTGTTGCCAAAGACTTGAAGAAAGCGAGTCTGTAATGGAACAAGGTACACCGGAATGGTTCGCCGCCCGTTTGGGCAAGGTTACTGCCTCTCGCGTCTCCGATGTGATGGCAAAGCTAAAAACGGGTGGTTATGGTGCGTCACGGGATGACTACATGGCCCAACTCATTTGTGAGCGTTTGACGGGTGAAGTAGCTGAATCGTTCACCAATGCGTCAATGGCATGGGGGACAGAGACCGAGCCAATGGCCCGAGCGCACTACGAAATGGTCAATTCAGTGTTGGTCGATCAAGTGGGGTTTATCAGTCATCCGGACATTGAGAAAGCCGGAGCCTCACCCGATGGCATTGTGGGCAATGGAATCATTGAGATCAAGTGTCCCAATACTTCCACCCACATCGACACACTGCTAAACAAAAAGGTTCCCGCAAAGTACATCAAGCAAATTCAGTTTCAGCTTAGATGTACCGGAAAAGAATGGTGTGATTTCGTTTCCTTTGACCCGAGACTAAAGGGTTTGGAAATGTTCACCAAAAGAGTTGAGCGAGACGAGAAGCTAATCAGCGAAATGGATACCGAAGTGGTGAAGTTTCTCTCTGACCTTGACGAAAAACTTGAACTTTTAATGAAAGAAAAAAATGGCACTGCTTAAAGAAGTTACCGTAGTTGCGGGTTCTTACACCAACGCAAAGGGCGAAGAAAAGAAACGATACATCCGCATTGGGTCTGTCATCGACACAAAGAATGGCCCCATGCTGAAACTCGATGTAATGCCGATCTATGCGGGGTGGGACGGTTGGGCATACATGAACGACCCAAAGCCCAAAGAGCCGAAGTATGAAGGCTTACCCGCAGATGATGACATTGGATTTTAATGAGTCCGGAAGATGAAGCGTTTGAAGAACTCAGTCGCAGACAAGGCGATTGGGGTCTTCAAGGGTCGCGCAAACACCAAATAATCCGATACGCTGAAACCAATGCGCGAAACGAAGTGATTGAAGAAGTCGCCCAACACATTGAGAAATGCACTCTAGCGTTTGGAAAAGACACTATTCAATCGTTTACAGCTTATGTGAGAGGAATGAAAAAATGACTAAACAAGAAGCACTCGCCATCATCAAATTGTTGTCGGCATTGGAGTCATGGGCATTTAGCACAAAGAATATGCTCCCCGACTATTTGCACGATGACCTTTGTGAAGCTGTAAAAAAACTTGAAAAAATTGTTTTGGAGAAAAACGCATGAAATCACGAGAAGTATTCCACGCCCTAATGGCCTCAAAGGGCTACACATATTCTGATTTAGCCATGAGTGGCGACAAGTACATCAATTCCGCTATGCAAGGCAGATGGAATTATTTTCTAGCCGGATGGGAAATGAGGGGGGTGATGTGATCGAAACTGTAATCACCGTCTTTGCCATCGGATTTGTTGGCATTGCGTTAGCCATGTCTGTCATCTGTTTTATGGTTTGGCTTGCCCTCAATGAATCCTAAGAGTACAAATAACTCCGGTATGAAATGCCCCGAGTGCGGAGCAATCTCATTCGTTCAACACACTAAAACTGTGGAAAATATGCTTGTCAGACGAAGGGAGTGCTATAACGGGCATCGCTTCATTTCACATGAGACAGTACTTAGAATGGTCAACCGATACAAGACCAAAAAGAATTCTTAGCAATAGTAATTTTCCAAATAATTGTGTCATGTGCTGACCATAATATGCTTTAGCTGCAATCCGCAGTTCAAGGAGAAATCATGTACAAGATCGAAATCGAAATGGGTTGGTTGTCTGATAGCAAGCTGACCATTGAAACCAACGACTTTGACATCATTGAGGTCATCAAGGAATTTGTCGAATTCCAAGAGTCAGAGGGTTGGATTGGTGCTTGGAATCCGGTCGTTTTTGACGATAGCGAAATCGATGAAGATGATGCGGAAGATGACGCGGAAGAAGTTAAGTAAGCGGAATCACGCGGCCTCGGAATTCAATGGAATCGGGGCCGTGTGTTGTTACCAGTTCGGGAAGCAGTAACTTGCCATCATGGAAATTTAGCACCGCAAAGCCCGATCTCCAGTTAAGTGGGCCTTTTTCTGTGTAGTCTTCAAACTGAGGGCCATAAGGTTCTGCAAGCGTTCCAGTATCGATTCCGTATCTCACTCCGTTGTAATCAGAGAATGGGGTTACTTTTAAGCTATGCAAATGTCCCGTGACAATGTTAGTACCTGCCCACATCGTATTATTATGTGTTGCATGAATACCACCTTTGAATCGATGTTTAACAACAGTGGATTCATTTAGCCATACTGACCAACAAGGTTCCCAACTTAGGAAATGGTCTTTCAAGCTAAAGCCTTTGACTTGCTCATACTGAGGCGCATTAGCCGCTAGGAAGGTCTCAAACCGCGCATCGTGGTTGCCCAAAGGCCATATCAATTTGACGTTGTGACGGGCCTTTTTAGCCGTTTCTTCAATCTCTCCCATCGCCAAAGTACACGCCTTTAGTTCTTCAATGACTGTAGGTGCTTTACTCCAGCCGATTCGTGGATGCCTAGAGATGCCAGCACCATCAAAAATGTCGCCATTGGCAATTACGGCATTGGGTTTGAGTTCTTTGATGGCCCACAAAAGACCTCTGTAAGCAGTAGAGTGGATGCCGGGCCAAAAGTGTGCATCAGAGAAAACAATGACTGTCCCGTTTAGGATGCCAAGACTATTGCTGTGCGGATGCGTAAATGAAACTTGCAAATGTGCGTGTTGACTTTGCTTTTCTGCTTGAGGTGCTTCAATCTTTTTTTTAGTTTTATGTTCAATTCGTCTGCGCCGTTTATAAAGGGCAGAAACATCAATATCTAGCAATCTACTTGCTTTGCTCATTGACTCGCTACTTTGAATAGCTTGAATGACTTGATCGTCAGAAAAATTAGTAATAGCCATTACAGTTTCTTTCGCCAATAAAGGGTGTCTTTGCAACCCCAAGGTTTAGAAGGTTCAAACATTTTGAAACCGCAAGCTATCAAACTGTTGGCAGAGGCAGGGTTGAATCTTGTGTCAGATACTAACCATTTCCACCCAAAAGCTTTCGCTTGTCTAATTCGGACGCGAATAAACTTTTTCTGTAGTCCCTGTCCACGATGAGAAGGAATAACACCAGCACGACAAAGATACCCACAATCAGTCCACCGCACAGAGCGAACAAGACCCGCGAAACCAATATCCACGCCATTTTTAGTAGCAATCCACCAAGTCCCAAAATTTGTATCATCGGGCTTGTCATACGGTAAACAGATTTTTTGTAGTGCAGAAAGTCTGTTTTGTACTGAATCTTTGCGGGTGTCTGCGCGAATAATCATTAGCGCATTGGATTGTTTTTTTGTTAAGTTGTTATGACAAAACTGATAAGGCTTGATTGGTGTGGTTAATCCTATCGTCAAGCCCTATCGTCCCACCGTTGATCTTCTTTGTGAGAGCAGTCCAATTTGCTTCTTCCGCGAGACGGTTACAGTCATGCGTTGACCAAAACCAACCCGCTGTTAAAGCCGCATATTTGGGGGTGGCGACTAGATCGGGTTCCATCACAAAGTCAGCGCCTAATGCTTGTCCGGCGTGATAGTACCCGCTATGCCCAGTTAACTGGACAGCACCCCTGCCCCTAAAACGCCATCCATCCCCACTAGCTTCGTCTCTGTTTCCCATACGGTTGGCATAGACCATATTGGCGATCTTCTTAGGATTTCGAGCATACTGATTGGCAAACTCAAGAGTAGGAAACCTCTTAGGCCACAGCTTCATCAGCGTTTCAGCACGATAGTTTAGGTTTTCTTCCAATGTCTTGAAGTGTCCGCATTCATGTCCGCATTGCCCGAT